GTATAGCTCCCAACCCGAAACTCTTCGACATTAGATCCTACGATCTCGTCGCCCTGAACACCGTCACCGAACAACTGGGCCATTGTCCGGAAGGTGATTTTCTGCCCTGCGCCTTTGGCAAGATCGGTGACAGACATAATGGGGCTGTTCTGAGAACCACCTTCAAAATCATTGAAGTAATCCTCCTGAGCCTCGCTAATCTGCACACCCTTCTTCCAAAGTTTAGGAAGAAAATCACTGTTAGTCGTCTGAGCGTTAAGCTCGGACGATAGATTTACATTAGGTACGCTTAAGCTAAATGCTGTTGCCATAAGTGTATCCTCCTATTTCTTTTGGAGGGAGCAGTAGTCGGTGACTGCTGACTGGGGCTATCGCCCCGAATTAACAACTTAGATCTTGCCGATCAAAGACCGGAAGGCTTCTTCGTCACTAATCCCGTCGAGTACAGTTTCCAACGATTTGATACTGCTCCCGTTTGAGCGAGCGTTTCCACTCGCTATTGGGGTTTGTATCGCTTTGCGGGATGCACTTGATGGGGCTGGGGTGACGACCTTCTCAACCTTCCGGTTAGGATCCTTGGGGGCGATTCCCAAGTCGTTACCGGCCATTTGAGCGATCTTGAAAGGCTTATCGGCGGAATAGTAAAGTGGGTTATCTTGCTCCTTAAGAGCATTATCGATTTCCACCATCCGGCGCACTAACTGGGACTGTTTATCGGTAGTGTCCGGATAAAAAGAGACTGCTTTACGCTTCGAATCCTCGACTGACCTTTGGTAGCTTGCACGGGCCTCAACTTCTGCTTCCTTGGCGGATTCCCGAAGTTGCGCCTGTTTCTCCCTTAGTCCGTCAAGAGTTTCGTCCAGATCTCCCAATTTTTCGAAGTCCAAGTCCTTAAGTGCCTGTTTGCGATCTGCTTTAACCCTTGCAACCTGAGCCTCCACTTCATCCAGTGAAGGTACTGACTGCTTGGCTTCTTCAGCCTTTTCAGGCTCATTTCCCTTGATTTTGGCAAGTGCCTCGTCAAGTGACATGTCAGGGTTTCTCGCCCTGAGCGCAATCGCCTTTCGTTCTACCTCTGACCAGTTTCCGACTCGCACCCGTTCGGGTAGCTTGTTGGGATCCTCGGTATCTTCGGTAGCTTCAGGCTCTTCTTCCTTGGTGGATTCTTCTTTTTTGGGTTCTTCCGGAACCGTCTCTTCTTTTACTTCTTCTGCTTCAGCCTTTACCTCGGCGGGTGGTTTTTCCTCCTTGGAGACGTCTAAATCTTTTAGGAGTTTTTCGTAGCCAACCGCATCAAGTGCATCCACGCTTAACGACGCTTCAGCAGGATTCTCTTTTGGAGCATCCCCTGAATTAGTTGTAGTGGCGTTAGGTTGCTCGGCTTGCGCCGGAGTCACTTCCGTTTCGTCCATAAATCAAAGTATGTATGTTGTTGTCGTCCTGTCAACACCTATCTTAAAAAGATTTTATTTCCCACTCGTAAGGGATGTTTTTATCGTCAAACGGCCTCCGGTACTCGTCCGGATTGGCATAGTCGAATGGTTGATCCACGGTATTGATAACGACCGCTTCCTTCGTCCCGCATGCCATAAAACCATGCCAAAGGTTTGGAGGTATGGTAATCCGGTATGGACTATTTTCGCCTATGTAGTAAGTCTCTGTTATCCCTGTTTTCTCGTCGTAGATACCTACCTTTAGAGTCCCACTCACGCATACAAACTGATCCGTCTGCTTCTTATGGAAGTGCCACGCCTTCACTATATTAGGATTGCAAGTAGTCATGTACACTTGCCCAAAACCCGTGAATCCATGTTCATCATTTCTGAGCATTTCCATGAGCCGGCCCCTGCCGTCCTCGATAACCTTAAGTGGCGTCTTTAGGCACAGGCTCATTCGCTTGAGGGATTGAGTTATACTTAATGAAGGGGATCTGACGTACCCTTAGATGTCCGGAAGTTTCCTCGCAATCAGGCATAAAATACGGCTCCCAAGCAAACAAGTTGCCTTTGGGATCTCTCTTAACGTGGTAGGCTGGGACACCGACAACCAAACCAATCTTAATTCCTGCCGGATACCATTTGTTCCAGCAAAGAAATAGATCTTGAGTACCATGGCCGGCATATCCAATAAAGTTACTTAGCATCAGTGCCTTCCTAGAAAGTAGAGTACAACCATTACCGCACCAGTCCGTAGGCAGAACTGCACCCTGTACGGCAGATCCGGCGTAAGCCTGATCCAGCCAGCCCCGTTTCCTCCATTTCTTAGCATTTAAGGCAAAGACATTCGCTTTTGGCGGGGATTCCTTTAGTTTTTTCTGCAAGTCATCCATCTCCTTAATCATATCCTTGGGGGGATTTTTTCTTTTTGAGGCATAGGCATTGAGTTTTTTAGCCAACATCTTAATTTTTTTGGATAATTCAACACCCCCAATCTTCTCGCTGGGAAGATAATCTTCGGAAATATGGTTATAAGGAGTACCCCTACCGCATAAGAAAGAACCATTGTAGTAAGTTGCGACAGTGACATCGTACTTAGGCGATGAAGGATAGTTTTGCGCCCATATCAGACAATCAAGTGCATCGGGGTGAACAATAACGTCCGATTCGACTATCCAGCAAAAGTCATAGTCCCTATCTTTTGCTATATCCAGCCCAGCCCCAAGTAATCTAGCAATTATGACTTGTGCCTTTTGATTGTATGCCTTGTTTCCAGAATCCGATACGTCGATAGCGATCTCTGTTATTTTTACATTATCTACTTTAGGTATAGTTGATATTTTCGATATTACTGAACCCGTTTTGTCTGTGCAAAGGTACAAATCTGCATGCTTACCTTTAAGGGCTATATATATTGCTCGAACACACTCCTCTATTGCATAAGCGTATAACTCTGTACACGGAAGAATTATGCAAGTTCTCACTGTTTGGCCTAAAGCCTATTTTGTTTATGATTGTATGGTCGTTGGAGGCCGTAATCACGGAAAAGCGGATAATTTTGTCTGGGTAGGCCAACTTTAACTCTTGAATATTGAGCTATTCCTTTTGCATCTGATACTCCTTGTGAAGAGTAAGTTGCAGTATTGCCATACGGTGACACCGTATTTATTGCATGCCCAGTATGAGGGTTGATCCCTGCTTGCTCCGTATGCGTTTGCTTGAAATTGTCTTGTTCACTCAACCGATTTATACTTTTAGTCCATCTTCTTCCGTCTCTAGGTGATTTTCGATTAACTGATACTTGGTTATTGCCCATAGTTGTTGCCGTCTGAAAGACATAAGCATCGGCAAACCGCAGAAAGTCTATGCACTTTGCGTCGTAGCATCGGTAGGTATCATGAGCAAAGTCAGTATTTATGCCTTCGGCATTAAAGTATCTGTCATCAGGATTAGTATAGAAATAGCCTATTTTGCTTGTTTCATATTCCCTAGAAAGGTAACCAACTGCCTTGCTCGCTGTCCAAACACCTTGTCTCTTATTATATGATCTAGTGGTTCCGTAGTTGCGCCTAGTGGTTCCAAATCTGTTGCTATTTATGACACTACCATTCGTCGTTCCTCCGAAATAATCAGGCCCAAAAGGGTACAGTTTTGCAGTTGTGCTAAAGTAATCAGTGTATTTGCTTGTTGTAGTAATTCCCATTCCAGAAACGCTTATATCTTGTGCAACTCCATCGGTGTACGGTCGAGTCCAAGCCCAACTCCCCTGCTCAAAAGTGGTTGTCACTGTTGTTATGTTTGGAAACGGATTCTCATCGTCGTCATCATCATAGTTTTGACTGATTTGTGTTGTATTTTTTTGATTGGTCTTATATTCCATATAATAACCAGTCGCTTGAACCGTAGGAGTCTCGACATTCGTTATCGACACTCCACCATTAACTGTTTTGACCAGTCTTTGCTTTGTGGCGATATCCGAGATTTTGTAACTGCTCGATATTATGCTAAGATTATCGATAGTCTCCCATGAGCTTTTTCCGATCTCTCCAAAATTGACTCGACCGCCTTGAACTGCGTAAAATTCTTCACGCATAAGTACCTCGGCAACACCGTAAGCGATTGGTTCAAATCCGTGTAATCCACCCGCTAACCATACAAAGTTTTCCGGTTGTGTTTTACAGGCACTTATCGCCGGAGCGATGATAACTGTGTTCAGTCTTGACGTTGATGAAGAAAGTTTTTTATTTACAACAACATACCCCCACTGCGATGTCGTCGTTGAATAAAATGGTGGGCCACTGTAATACCCTTGGGCTATGATTCTCCTTGCTGATTCTGAAAAGCCATCTGCATATGAGTTAGTACTTTGACCCTGACTTGGCCCCCAAGTTTGAGGTAGGCATGGCCCCTGACAACCACCTTGACTGCCTGTTGCTATACCAGATTCACTGATATAAAAAGTAGAACTATATCCTTCTTCCGGCCAAACATAGCTTTTATAAACGACAGTCCTCCCTCCTTTGTACTTAACTGTTTGTCCCCCTCCTTGTCCCTTAATGGCATCGTTGGGAGATTCATTGTTTGCTCCCTCCCCCCGCATCCCATCATATGTGTCAGTTATCCCTTGACCTATTACAGTTTTACATCCTCTGTTGCTGTTCCCATTCCCCTGAGTCCGACCTTTATAATTCATCGTGTTGGTTGTCCACCAATACGAATAAACATACCTTGCTTGCATTTGCCCAGCAATGCTACTCGTTGTTTTCCCACTGCTGACTAGATTTATACCTTTTAAGTTAGCTACGTCTTGTACGTTATCCGCATTCGCAGTAGCTCCATAGCCAGCATTAAGGTTCGCATTACCACCACCATGTTCATTCTGAGTCCTGTTAGCGGTTGCTCCATTGTCCCGAACCTGCCCACTCTCTCCTATTGACAGTCTCCAACTAATCGGCCACTGAACTGAGACACCCATAACTAACTCGAATAAGCCCAACTAAAAGCGTATTCAGGCGGATACTTAAGCATTGCGCCAACGAAGATAGGGTAGGCTTCTACGCTTCCCGATACTGTTCTGAATGCTCCTCCGTTTTCTATTCTAACAAGTGTTGCATATATTTTGTTTGGCACTGCTCCCATCATGTATTCCTGTGGTTCCCCGTCCTCTGGCCCAGTAATTAGTGTTGCTGATTTTATGATGCCGTTCTGAGCGTTTCCCACGCAGATAATCGTGCAGTTTTTGTTCCTAGTACCAAAAGAGAAGAGATTACTTGGAAGGATTCCATTTATAGTTCCTGCACTAACACCAATTCCATTTCCTCTAGTCACGATTGAGAAAGGTGGCAATAAGGCACTATCTGTTCTACCAAATGCAAATCTCTTATTTGGAGACTTGTAAGATCCGTCGTTTCCAGCGAATACCCTCGGCTGAGTGTTCTTTAATAGACTTGCGGATTTTTCTAATTCCTGTCTTTGTCGTTGAAGATCATTTTGGATTCTCCGAATGTCATCGCTCATTTCTTTACCTCGTTTTGAAGGACTCGCATCGCAGATGCCTCGTCCTCATCCATCATGCGGGACAATGCCTTTAATTGCCGGTACTTCTCTAGGTTGATCATAACCGCATTCTGATCTTTTTCTTCATCTAGGATACTTTGTGCTAGTCCTGCCGTAATCCCGCCGAGACGCCTAACCCAGTAACGTTGAAACGACTGATTTTGCCGAAGTGCCTTAATGTCGGCTATCGTCTCCTGAGCTACTGTAATTGACCGATCCCGTGCCTCGTTCTTATCCATTGGGATTCTGTTGCACTTGAGAAGGATCTAAAGGAGTTATGATCGTCTCCGCATCAGCAATTTGAAGGGCTTTTAGCATTTGAATGTAAAGGCTTGCTACCTTCTGCTGAATCACCGGCGGATATGCGTAGAATTGCTGAACTAAGTTAGCCCCTTGGGTGGAAGATTGTAGGATCTGCTCGCCACGATACCGTGTCAGAAGCAGTCGAACATCCATATCAAGGTTAGCAACCTCCTCCGGCGTAATGGATCCGATTTGAGCCTTGTCTCCTTCCAGATAAGTGAACACCTCTTTGGAGTCCATATTTCTGAAAATCAGTTTAACTAAGCGGTCTAAGACTAGCTGAACACCTTGTTCCAAGTGAGATAGGTACAAGGCAAACATTTCCTGACCTGATTTCTCAATGTTACGTATGCCCGTTGCTAGCTTGGCCGGCTCAAGTCCTGCAAACTGCTGATCTCCGGCATTTACTACCCCTGATTCGAGTTGCACAACCTGAAGGAAGAACTCAACCATCTTAAATAGGTATTCGCTCTTAACTTCTGGAAGGGCCACGTACTCAAGGGCATCTTTAGGAGTTTTGCCGTGTGCCAGCGTGTAAGTACCACCGTTGTTTAGAACAAGGTGGGGGTTGGATCTTCCCTCAAGTGTGGCGTCTGGTTGCCAGAACGTAACACGTCCGGATCCTCCCTGTGCAAAAGAGATCCGGTTGATCGTCAAATCTACGAAGTTTTGGCTTGGCTCGAACATCTCAACTGAACCGATCCCGTACCAACGACCGTCCACCGGATTGCACCGGATGATTGTAAATGGACGCCTACCATCAGGGGTAAGGTTTGCCGTATAGTCATAGAACAATGCTCGACGATTCTTAACATCAACTAGAACCATGATTTCCTCAAGGATCCCGTCTCCGTCTGCATCATAAGTCATATAAACTTCAGCAACCTCAACTAGAGGATTCTCAGTGTTCGGGGCTTGGGTTGTCTCTCCACGCTCCGTCTTAGCCTGACTAATGCCGGCTTTAGGTGTTCCGGATTCACCGGCAAGCGACCTGATTAGCTCAATAGCACTCTTTGTTGCTAGTACGCTTTGCTCTGTGGACATGTCCAATAGGTTTTTACGTTGGTATAGATCCGATAGGGTTGCCACCGGAACATCATAAAAGTGGGCTACAATATCTGCCTCATCTACTGATGGGGCATTCAAAGGACAGATAAAGTCCTTGAAATAAACAAGCCCGACATCAGGCCCACGCATAATAGTAGCCTTACGGGTAATAATCTTTTCCTCATAGATAGGTGTTGCCGGCATTTCTGTAACACCGTCTCTGCGTAATACAGTCTGCATGCCCACCGGATTGCCGGCTTCATCTGAAATTATCTTTGTATCAAAAGCGTCAGTCTCAAGGATGTAATCACCGTCCTGAGCTAGAATATCTTTACCGGTTGGATCTACCAATACCTTAGCCAAACTCCTGTAAATCTGTTCCTTAGATGCGTGAGTGGTCTTTACAATACATTCACCCCGCATGAAGGCTAATTCTACGGCCATCTGAAGTTTTGTTGCCGTGTCGGATTTGTCTAGTTTCCAACGAACATAATGCTCAACGCCATGCGCCTTTTCTGCGTCGCTTGCTCCCTGCGGGTAGGCCGAGAACCACGGATCCGTGCTAAAGAAGTAGTTGTTTGCCCTAGCAACCATCTGACGGGCGATCCGGCGGGTAATCGGTACGGTCAAATTGCTGTCCTCAAAAATCCCGCCTAGCGAAGCCGGACGCCAATCAACCTGATTGTGATACATGAGTTCGAATAGCTCCCTGCGCCCCATAAAAGAGGCAGATCCCCTCGCTACCTCACTTGTGCGATACCATCCGGTTCCTCGAACGATGTTTCGACCACTCTCCTGCTCAAGAGCAGTAAGTCGGTTTAGAATATGATTTACGAGTCGATCTTCCTGCTCTGCCGACAACGAATAAGCCGTTGGGAAAGGCACTTTTTGAGCCTGACCGGATAGTGGTGACGCCGGATCTACCCCAGCGACTTTAATTGATTCGTCCGTTTTATCTAAGAATTGTTCGATTTGTTCTGCCATAAAGATCTACTCCTATACCTTGTTGTTGTTTCGCCGACAAGCTATTCCTTCAATAAATCTTTTAACGGGATTCCGAACTGCTCTCTTCTTGCGTCGGTTCTAGCCTTCTGGATTGCGCTAGAGATTTTGTCCTTTGCCTCAGGGGTTTGTCCCATGCCTAACAATGGGGCTACGGCCATCTTCGCCTTTTCACCGGCAGACTTGGTAAATCTGCTATACTGTTCAGGAGTCATCTTCTTGTCGTTGCCTGTCAGCGTCTTGTACGATGCCGTTGGCCTAGATACATAGAACGGATCGGAAGGATTATTGCGGTTATACTTCATCATGAACTGGTCAAGTTTTGAAGGCTCAGGCGCATCCTCGAAAGTAATTGGACTGATTGCCCTGATAAGTGCGTTTCCACGCTTCTTAATCTCGACTCCCTCAGGAGTCCTTAGCGGGGGAGGCGCAAGCATTGGAGCAGGGAGAACGGAGTAGGCCATCCCCTTTAGGGTGTCTTTTCCGGTCTTGGTGTCCCGCACGTAAGGATCCATCTCTCTGAGGGGTTGGCGAATAAGATTGGGAACAAGTACTGTACCAAGTTGTCCTGCTGTCCATGTCCCAACGTTGTTCTGTCCGTTGAGGAGGTTGCCAAGATCATCCATCCCCCTCATGTATGTCTTACTTTCAACCGCTTGCATTAAGTAGGACTGGAACATCGCCAATACTTCTGCCGGCGGGAGTCCTTGCTGGCCCTTCTTGATTGCCCGAATCATATCCACGGTAGTACCTAGAGCAGTGGCAAGCGGATCGATGCGAGCGTAGCCAAACTGCTTGGATCCGACCCGAATCGTCATGGCTGGGAGAGTCCTGTTGGCTAGATCCCTCTCCCCTTGTCCGGTCAGCTTGGAAGGTTTAGATCCTGAGATTACGATGTATTTGTCATCGTCGTCATCGTCTCCCTCGACCATTCCCCATATCACGGCAGTCACCATGGATGAAACCAGTTGATTCGAGATGTTCTCAATTACTTCGGGTTTCATGTCTGAGGATAAGCTGATCCCGTCCTTGTCGAACCTTATGCCTCTTCCGATGGAGATCAGGGTGTCCGGAAGTCCTAGTGGGCTTTTCTTAACTCCCTCTTTCAAGAGGTTGAAGGGTGTCCGAATGAATGGGAAAATTAGCTGGAAGGGCCGGAGTAGCATACGACCAACCTCTGACTCCGGACGGGCCTTTACGAACTTGTTGAGCGCACGGGCAGAAGCCCCGACAACATCCATAACGTTCTTTGATTCCCCGATGGTTGGAAGCTCGGTTTGGAAGGTGTACGCATACGCTTTCTCCGATGCCTTAATCCAAGCATCGCTCCCTGCCGTATTCACTTGCTCCCTAATAAACCTTTCCATGTCCTGACCGGTAAGCCCGTTTGCCTTGCCCATCCGGTAGGCTTGTGCGCCAACCTCCATTTGTGCCGTCATTGTCTTTACAAAATCGTCAGTCGCCAAAAGAAGCCGGCTTGGGATTCGTATGAATCTGCCTTTTGCACCAGAAATACTTACTCCCCTTGTAGTAACGCCACCCTGCCTATCGAGTTCACCCAAGAGTTTGATCGGTTGATCCAGAATGTCCTCTTCAAAGAAGCCTGATTCGGTGTACCAAGTGGCAACCGCATTTGACCATGCCCTGCTGATGGCCGGAGAGATACCCGCTACCAAGGGCTTGAACTCACCGAAAGAAGCAGATTTAGGATCGTTGAAAGCTAGGTTCACCATAGACTGAATGCCTCTTCCGACTGTCATTTCATAGACCGAAAACGGCCCTGAAGATAAGTTGGCGATGAATGTCTTGGCTCCCGATAGGATCGAATTAACCCACATTTCAACCAGAATGTCGTCCATTGATGATTCTACTGTCTGGATCGCTCTTGCCACACGCTTGACCTGAATTGCATCCGTAATATCGAAAGTGTATCCATCTTCAGTAAGTTCTGGACGTGGGAAGTTTGGCCCAGCGGGAGCGACCTTAGCCCTGCGACGCTTAAACATGTTGGGCTTGGTGTATGCGTCATCTAGCCCCATGGCCGAAAGGATCCGGTCTGCTTGACGCAAGGCATCGGCCTCAGAAACGTTTTGATTCCCGTAGGATGCGCTTGCGCCTAGCTCTTCCGTTGCCAAGTCCTCGACTGTTGCCCCACGACGGGTCTTAGGCATGAGTTTCTGGCGAATCTCTTCCGCTACGGACTGCCTGAGTGCTTCGATTTCCTCGGCCTTGAGTCCGGTGATTCGCTTGATCTTCGAAACGTCGTTCCTCTGTTGGATCATCCGGATTGCCTTAACTTCCCTTGGGTTAAGCCCCTTTAAGGTGTTGTCAATCATGCTGGATGTCTTGAGTGAAACTTGAACTTCACCGGAGAAGAGATCGGCGAGCGTAACCCCCCATTTACCAAGGGCAGTTTCAATCTTGGCTAGCCTCTTGGCAGTTTCACTTTGGAGAATGTCGTTCGAATCTGGTTCTTTCCGAACCCTCTTTAGTTCTTCTTCCGTAGTCGGATTCGATTCGTTTAGGAGTTGGGCCTCAAGCTGTTGGATCCTCCGGCTTTTTTCGGCAGGAGAGATGGCATACTTAATCTTTCGCTCGATTTCTTTCGTCGGGTTAAAGATTAAGTCTGTCAGGAATGCTTTGTGCCGTTCTGCCGGTGTCTTGTAGTCGTCGATTCTGGCCCTGAGTGATCTTGCGACCTCTGATCCGGTCTGCCGGTAGGCGTAGGCCAAGATAGAAGCCTCTCGTTGAGCCTTCTCGTCGCCCGAAGTCATGGCCCTACGTGCCAGCTTTTCGACAAGCAACTTGGCGGATCGCACCTCTACGTCGGTAGGCAGTCCGGCTTGGGATGGATCCACTGCCCTTTCGAGTAACATGCGCTTTACGCCTTCCTCGTCATTTGCGAGTAGCGCACGGGCCTCGGCCATCACGATAACGTCAGGCCGGCGTTGCAGGATGTCTTTTCGGGCCTCATCCACCGCATTCACTAGGTTACGCCCCATGCCCTTAGCGGGGTTGGCTAGCGTTGGGTTTCCTGTGATTTTGAATCTGTTGCGTTCGTTATCTGCCTTGTTGATTAGCTCATTCGTTTCAGGCAACTCTTTACCTAGATAATCCATGTACTCTTCAACGGCATCCATGTCAGGATTCCGAGTGGGCGAGAAGAGTGATTCCATGGGTCTAAACCCTTCGTGGATCTCTCTTTGGGGATTTCTTACGCCCATAGCACTCATAATCGCCTGAGTTTTGTTCGGGAAAACCGAATGCGAAGTGGGTGTTATGCTTTGGCCGTCGGGGGTAATTACGGTTGTTGGGGATACAATCGCACCAAGAATACCATAACTGCTTGTGTATCTAGTTATCCGATATGCCGTGTTCCTGAAATCCGTAAGTGGAACTTGTTTGTAATTAAAATCATTTACTCCAACTTTATCTTCAGGATTTATAATTGCTTTCGATACAAGAAGTTTTTCGCCCTCATCGTTCTCAAATGCAATCACTCGATTGTTCTCGTTCTGCTCAAGTACCTTGTAGGCTTCTTTAACTTTCTTGTTATTTTCTATCCTGATGTCCTCCATAATGGAATTGTTTTGGGCTATCTTACCAAACTTCTCAAACGACCACTTAAGATCGGGATATTTATCTAGGCTTTTATCTGTTTGGATCTGCCCCTTAGCCACATTATCCAAGGACGTTTTAGAGGCTAGATACTCGGCAAGTGCTTCTATTACAGACTTTTTGCCTTCCTCTGAAATATCCCCTTTTCCGGTTTGGTCTTTTTCCGCAACTTCCATCATCGATTTCATGAATCCTAATTCAAACTGCTCTGCCTCATATCTTTTGTTGTTCGGAAGTCTAAACTTTGACTTGGATTGTCTTGTGGAAGATCCAAGCATTTGCATCTCATCGTCCTGAATTGGATGAGCCTGTCTCCATGCCTTTGCACTATCTAAGAACTCATCGATTCTTTCCGTAGCAAACTGATCTAAGGTCAATCCCCTGCTACGGGCCAATTCGGTAAGATACTCGGCCTGAGCCTGTTCCTCTTCCCTTGTGATTGCCCGTAGGGGCGAATTTAGCCTAGAGATAATCTCCCGTGTGGATCCGGAGATTAGATCCTTGGTTTCCTCGATCCCTACCTTTGCCAATCTTTTCCGGAGTACTGAAAGGGCGTTGTTGAGCATCGTCAAAGCATATTGGCGGGAAATGCCCATCTTTTCTGCGATTTGTGATACTCCCTCCCCGTTCATGTATGCTGATACAACCGTCCGTGGGCGAACCGGCAGTCCGTCAATCATGGTTTGCATGAGTCTTTGTGCGTCGTTTGTGATAGCGGATTGCGACGGCAAGCTCTGGTTTTCGTCCGGAATGATGCTACCCAGCGGGGCCGTGCTTTCTCCGGACACCGGAGAGTCAATGTTCATGGATCTCATGGAGATCTCACGGGCCGTTGCCTCGTTCCTAGAGTAGTTCTTTTTAAGTGCGTTCCGGACTACTGCCTTTGCGTATTTATCGAAGTCACCGGCATTCGGATCGAACCCTTGCACTGCTTTGATGAGTGCGATCCGGCCAATCTGAATAGCCTCGTCTAGCGATGTCTGCGGGGAAACGAACGACCTAGCGATAGGCTCGATCAGGTTCATCGCATCTTTGGAAAGTAGGCTTGCCTTACTTGGCGTAAGGGCGGGAGCGTTCAACTGCATTTGCTCCGCTTCTACCCTCTTTGTCTTACCCTTGTCCGTGTAATCCTCCATGATCTTGGCGTATTTAGCCCTAAGACCATCTAGCTCTTCCTTCCTTGGGAATGCCTTGGAGGATGCGATTGTTGCTGAATCTGCCGTCTCTTGGGCAGATTCCATGCCGTTAATAAACTGTTTCTCGTAACTCTTAAGGTTCTTAACGAGATCCCTCAATGCGCTAACCACGTATCCTGCGCTCTTTACCTTCGAACCCAATTCACGTCCATTGACCATGACTCCGGTTTCAACCTTAAATGCTTTCTTGGGATCCGGTTCACCTAGAATCTCATCCACTGAAGCCGGCGAAAGTGTGATTTTGGTTCCGTTGTATGTGAACTCGCCAAGTGGTTTCTTTGCCTCTACGGATGCTGGGAATGATTTTCCGGTTTGCACGGCCTGATCCCTGCGCTTATCAAAGTACTCTTGGATAGCGTCACGGATGTCGTTTTCTTTCGTCAATGCTACGCCTTCGATCATGGCCGTAGGCTCAGGCGTCCAGTTTGATACTTCGCTTAGGAACTCCCTTGTCTGGTTAAGCCTGTTTTCGTATGCCTTGACCTGAAGCTCGGCAGTCTTGCCGGCCTGAATCGCATCGAACGATGATTGCACCCATGCCCGTTCCTGATTCTCTAGCTCACGGATCTTTGTCTCGGTGTTA